AGCCTAACTCGGCTCGTATGAAATACATCAAGGAATATTATAATGCGGCTTCAGACGGTTTATTTACTCTCGCTACTCCTGTTCTTGCTGGGCTTGGCACTCCCACTAAGCAGTTCAGTAGTTGTGTACTCATTCGCAGTGATGATGATCTTGACTCCATTTTTGCTAGTGGCGAAATGATGGCCAAGTATGCCAGCAAACGTGCAGGCATTGGTTTAGAAATCGGGCGTCTGCGTCCGCTAGGCAGTCCTATTCGCGGCGGTGAGATCATGCATACCGGTATGATACCATTCCTAAAAAAATGGTTCGGTGATTTAAGGAGTTGCTCACAAGGTGGTATTAGAAACGCATCTGCCACAGTTTTTTATCCTATTTGGCATCATCAGTTTGACGATCTCATCGTCCTTAAAAATAATCAAGGAACTGACGAAACTCGCGTTAGACATATGGACTACGGAGTTGTACTATCAGCGTTCTTTTGGCGTCGTTTTAAAAACAAAGAAGATATTACTTTCTTTGATCCTAACGAAGTACCTGATCTCTACGAAGCCTTTTATAGAAATGTGAAACTGTTCGAAGAATTGTATGTAAAATACGAAAAACAACAGGGACTGAGAAAGAAGACAATCAGTGCCGAAGAAGTTTTCAAGGGTGGTATACTGAAGGAACGCACAGACACGGGTCGTATCTATCTAGTGTTCATTGATAATGTTATCGATCAAGGACCATTTGATCCTGAGTATCATGCGATATATCAGAGTAACTTGTGCTGTGAGATCCTATTACCCACACGTCCCTTTAAAAGACTTGACGATGCTGATGGTCGCATAGCGTTATGTACACTGGGATCTCTCAACTGGGGTGCATTCCGGAACCCAGAGGATATGCGTAGAGCCGCAAGGATTCTACAGCGTAGCCTGTGTAACATCCTTGACTACCAAGATTTCTTGTCGATACAGAGCAAACTGTCAAACGACGAGATACAACCATTAGGTATCGGTGTAACCAATCTAGCCTACTGGCACGCCAAGAGAGGATTGAAGTATGGTGAAACAGATGCTCTTGCAGAAGTTAAGAGTTGGATGGAGCATCAAGCTTACTATCTTACTGAAGCCACTATAGAACTCGCCAAAGAAAGAGGTCCTTGCGTTGACAGTGCTAAGACTCGATATGGGCAGGGTGTATTCCCCTGGGAACTTCGAGCCAACGGTGTAAACGAACTTGCTGATTTTACTCCTGAACTTGATTGGGAGTTCCTACGTAAGGAGATGAAGCAATATGGTGTACGAAACGCTACTCTTATGGCTATCGCTCCAGTGGAGTCTAGCAGTGTTGTTATTAATAGCACAAATGGAATAGAAATGCCGATGAGTCTTATCTCTACCAAAGAGAGTAAAGCAGGATCATTCACACAAGTTGTTCCCGAATATAATCGGTTAAAAAACAAATATCAACTTATGTGGGAACAGACAGATTGTGTAGATTATTTAAAAACTGCCGCAGTTTTAGCAGCCTACGTGGATCAAAGTATTTCGACTAATACTTTTTACAATCCCGCATATTTTCCAGATAGAAAAGTTTCAACCACATTAATTGTTAAAAATCTTATGCAAGCTCATAAGTGGGGAATCAAGACTTTTTACTATAGTTTGATCAACAAAGCCGGAAGTAAAACAGTTAATGAACCTAAAGAAGAAATCGTACAGATGAATGGATATCATCCAGAAGAAGAAGTAGAAGATTGCGAAGCGTGTAAACTATGAGCCAAAAACAATACAACCTAAACACAAAGACAGACTATCTAAATCGTAAAATGTTTTTAGATCCAGAGGGTCCTGTAACTATTCAGCGTTTTGAAGAAGTAAAATATAACAAGTTGCAAAGCTTCGAAACTACTGCACGTGGTTTTTTTTGGGTACCTGAAGAAATCTCATTAACCAAAGACGCACAAGATTTTAAAGATGCATCTGAAGCAGTTAAACATATCTTCACCAGCAACCTACTTAGGCAAACTGCTCTGGACAGTCTACAAGGTAGAGGCCCAAGCCAGGTTTTTACTCCAGTCGTAAGCCTGCCAGAGTTAGAGGCACTGATCTACAATTGGACATTCTTTGAGACCAACATCCACAGTCGTAGTTACAGTCATATCATTCGTAATATCTACAATGTGCCTAAAGATGTGTTCAACACTATTCACGACACTAAAGAAATCGTAGATATGGCTAGTAGTATCGGCAAATATTACGATGATCTACACAAATTAAATTGTATCAAAGAAACAGACGATGACCCAAATAACTGTCCAGAAGAAAGCCATATCCGAGCAATCTATCTAGCCTTACACGCAAGCTATGCCTTGGAAGCATTCCGCTTTATGGTATCGTTTGCTACGAGTTTGGCAATGGTTGAGAACAAAATCTTTATTGGCAATGGCAACATCATCAGCCTAATCCTACAAGACGAACTATTACACAAAGGTTGGACAGCCTGGATGATCAATCAGGTAGTCAAGGAAGATCCTCGTTTCGCCAAAGCCAAAGCAGAATGTGAACAAGAAGTTTACCAGATGTATTTGGAAGTCATTCGTGAAGAAAAAGACTGGGCTGATTATCTTTTTAAGAAAGGGCCTGTCATCGGGTTGAACGCTAATATTTTGAAAGACTTTGTTGATTACACTGCGGCAAATGCCCTAAAAGAAATTGGTATCAAATATCAAAATACTGCTCCCAAGACTAATCCCATCCCTTGGTTCAACAAACATAGCGATACGAGTAAGAAACAAACTGCCCTACAAGAAAACGAGTCAACTAACTATGTTATAGGGGTCATGGGGGATGCTATTGACTATGAATCTTTACCGGAACTATAATTATGTATAAAGCACAATTTAAAAACAAAAGTCCTTATGAATCTTGGTCTACTATTGGTTCATACGGAACTGAAGCTGCTGCAATACAAGCAGCATTAAATAGAAAGAACATGGGCGCCGTATTAGTTAGAGTCACAGACAAAAAAGGCGCAGTGATTTATTCAAATTGAAAGGAAGAAAATGAAAGCAATTGTTTGGTCAAAATATAATTGTACTTTTTGTGAGCAAACTAAATCATTATTAAAGCAAAAAGGGATCCCGTTTGAAGAACGCAAGATCGGGGATGGATATGAAAAAGAAGATTTACTAGAAGCAGTACCCGGAGCGAGAACATTACCACAGATTTTTCTAGATGGTAAATTGGTAGGTGGTTTTACAGAACTTCAAAAACTATTTGATCAATGGGATGGTCAAGGTTTTGGAGATGGAAGATTATAAATGTTAATAGATAAAGGTGTAGCTATAGGCGAAGTGGTGACATTAAAACTCACTAGCGGTGAAGAATTGGTAGCCAAATTAGTTGAAGATAGTCCGATGCATTATAAGCTATCGAAACCGTTGGTTCTCAGTATGAGTCCTAAGGGTATAGGTATGGTTCCATATCTTTTTACTGTTAGTCCAGAAAAAGATATAAGTCTGAATAAAAATACTGTTACAGTAATTGCAGCCAGCGATAAAGAATTCGCCAATCAATATCTTCAAGGTACAACTGGTATCACTTTAGCATAATGCCTGGAATAAGTAGAAATAATGATACAGCTGGCGGGGATTTAGTTCCTAGTCAAACTACTGTATTCGTCAATAATCAAGAAGTTATAATAGATGGCGATACAGTTGCAGGACACGGAGACCCTCCGCATCAACCACAAACAATTATTGCTGCTTGTAATCAAGTTTATGTAGCAAATAAGTTGGTTGTAAACGCAGGAGATAAAGCATCTAGCTGCGGAGAACAGGCAACTGGATCAGCAGATGTCATAGTGGGGGATTAATGAAAAAATTATTTTGGAACATATTAGGCTTCATAAGTCTAGGACTGGCATACATTGGAGTAATAACTCCAGGTATACCTTATTCACCATTTATCGTATTCTCCGCCTACTGTTTTTCAAAAGGCTCAGAACGTATGCATCGTTGGATCTACAATCATAAAATTTTCGGTCCGTTCTTGACTAACTGGACTGAAAAACGTGTATTTCCAACCAAACTACGATATTTGATGTTGACAATGATGTCGTTAAGTCTTATTCTAATGTGGACAGGCGGTGTAAAACCTATCGGTATAATTTCAACTGCGGTGTTTATGGCGTTGGTAGCTGTTTGGGCTTGGAGATATCCTAACACTCCAGAAGAACACGATCGTCGAAAAGATGCAGGTGAAAAGATAGGTTGGATTAAATAAAAGTTATTGCTGTATGAAGCCGAGAGAAAGGTGTTCTGGACGCGGGTTCGATTCCCGCCCGGTCCACCATAAGCATATAGTCTACTGGCAAATGAGATTACAATGCTCATAGTAAGTTCCAAACTGTGTGCTTATGATGGGCCGGACCTGGTTTCGACAGGGCAAAGAGTAACAGAGTGGACAGCAGGGTAGGCGATGACCCTAAATCAAGCAAATAAAGTAAAAGCAAACGCTGATACATTTGACTTCACAGCAATGAGCTTCACTGGTAACACTGTTGCCAATGACAGCAGATTTGCTCTAGCTGCCTAAAAAACAGCAAAGTCTGGGGCAACTATGCCTTATAACCCAAAATAGTCAAAGGCGCTTTTTAGCGCCTTTGTCATTACTAGCATAAATAATTGCTAGTGATTACAGTATCAAGGAGATTTTAATGTCTGAACCAGTATTAGCTATTCCAGTGCCAGGGAACAGCAAAACAGCCGAAAACTTAAAAACTGCATTTGCAGTAGAAGCAAGATCAAATGACAGATATCATTATTTTGCAGAAGTAGCAGAAAAAGCCAAGGATAGTCAGGCGTTAGCTGCATTCAAATCTGTAGCAGAGGATAAGCATAAATTTGCACAGGGCCATTTGAGAGAACACATCAAAGGTGGTCTAGGAGATCCTGATACAGGAAAACCTTCGATGGATATTTATCAAGTTTTAGATACAGCCACTGTTGTTGAGCTAGAAAAAAGTTTCAAAATGTACAGTCAAATGGCAGACGATGCTAGAAATGAAAACCTTCCACATTTAGAAGAATGGTTTAAGTCTTTGGCAACACAGTCTGATAGACATA